CTAGTCCTTCTAGTTTAATGTTTACTTCATCTTCAATTATTAGTCTACATGTTGCCATTAAGAATCAATTCTCCAGTCTCTCCACATGGGTTCTTTATCGCTATACTCAACATACAAAGTAACATCTTTGGATATATCACCCGAAATTGAATGTCTTTCTGTAGAAAAGGATAACGCGGTATTAGGCGAACAATCACTTTTAGCAAGCGGCTTGTTTACCTTACTCTTTAGAGTATACACTATTTTTGTGTCTTTGTCAACCGGAGTATTTAAATTGTTATCTTTAATATATTGGTTATAACCGTTTTTATCTGAGTGCGAATCTTTTCTATACAATACAGTAATTTGGTCATTTGGAATGTAATTACGCACAAGTTGATATGTTTGTGTTACTATATCAAATGCATTTTCATCGTCAACAAGTATATTAATTGGATAACTGTCTAACTCATCGAATGCTTTGAATACTTCTTGTAATGGAACTTCTTTACTATTAATATACTTGTATACTGATTTTCTAGTAGCAATGTCTGTTACTAATTGTCCAGTAACGTTAATAGGCTCGTCTATATCAACAATACCATATTCGAATCTTTTGTCATAATACAAATGAATATTATTTGCTGTTGGTTTTCCTAACCTATCAGTAATTTCGTCTATAACATTTTGAGGTAGATTTTTAATTTGGCCATTGAATACACCTGGAACATAATCTTCTCTGTTCCAAGTAATTATTTCTTTATAGATGTCAATTATCTCTTGATCAATATCAAAATGGTTGTCTTTAAATGCTTCTATAATATCATACACTACATTTTCAGTAAGTGCAAAAAAATGTGTATGCGATCCTTTTGGGTGAACATATGTACTTGCTGACATAGGTATCCGTTGCAATCTTACAATTAGTTTTTTACTAAATGGAAAACGTACTTTAACCCAAGGTAAATTTGATAGTTGCTCTTTCCAACGTTCGCTTTTTGGTTCTGTAAATATATCTTCTTTAGAAACAAGTTTTATATACTTTGCTCTATCAATGCTACGTAAAGGATATCTTAAATTATTAAATGTTTCTTCAACAATAATATTGTTTGCTAACAGTTGGTCACTATAATTTAACAACTTAGTTTTCATTAGTGCATGCTGTTTATCACTAAGCCCTAGTCCTCTAACGACTTGCTTTGCAATGCTAAACATAATAGTTGCATCTTCTTTCTTGATAGTGATAGGGTTAGGAACATCTTTTAGTCCTGCAACGATTTCAAGGCAATCTTCGATAGTATGCTTCAAGGGTGTTCTCCTATGTATATACTACATTATAGCGTATTATAGTTTTGATGTCAAGTGTTTTAATGGCATACCGGCTGCTATTTCATGTGTGCTGTACTCTACATGTGCAAGGTCATTTAGCCATTGTGTTCTATCCGGTTTTATAGGATTGTTTATTTGTTTTACGTCATGCTGTGCTACATCATATGCTAAACTACTAGGGCCAACAAACGCAGGCACACCTTGTAGTATTGCTTGTATAGCAGGGTTACTACTCCAACTAACAACAGCATATGCATTAGACATATCAAAGTCAAAGTCGTCATATGTTGCGTTATTACGAACTGGATTCTGTACTTTTACATTTTTGTATTTGTCTGCAAAAGGAGGTATTAAACATCTTGGGTGCGGTCTTATAATAATTTGTCTATCAGTACGTTTGCGTATAATAGATAAAGTTTTATCTAACCATTTGTCTTGTGGTGGCATGTTTGCCCATTGTTGACTTTTGTTATGTTGTAGGCAAATAACAATCGGACCGTCTTCATTGTTTGTCCATGGTTGCATTTTTAAACCTAACATCTTTGCACGTTCGTCAGTGTTATTCTTAGGAGCAAAATATGCATCTCTATTAATGCCATTAAGTCCTACTTTCCACATAGTGCCTCTATTCAATGCTCCTACTTCTAAAACAATTACAGGTTTGCCTAACATGCGATTTTGTTCCCAAACTGTTTTATTCTTTGTCATACGACCATTCCATAACACACTCCATATAACAGCAACATCATAATTGTCATAGTGACTCAGTACTCTATAAGGCTCGTTATAGATAACCGTGTGTCCGGCATCAGTAACACTCTTAGCGAATGCATGAAATACGGGTTGGCTGTTTAGTGCGCCATAATCAGTGTATAAACAGAAAATCATTTGTTAAATATCCTATATAAGTATTTAAAAGGAATCTTACATGAATGACATAACTGTGGTTACAACTTTTCACCAACCCGGACTAAGTTTGTATGGACAACGATTTATAGATAGTTTTGCTGAGAATGTTGAACACAAGGTTAAGTTAGTTGTGTATGCAGAAAATTGTAGTCCTACTAATCCAAATCCAGAACAAATTACAATACTAGATGCAAAAGAAATGTTGCCAAAACTAAATGCATTTAAAGAAAAATACAAAGACGTACCGCATGCAAACGGGGATATTACAAGTCACCCAGCACGTAATGGGCGCAAAGATTGGCAAAAAGAATTTAAGTGGGATGCTGTACGTTTTGCTAATAAAGTATATGCTGTATTTGATGCATGTGAACGTAAACTAGGTAAATGGGTTATATGGATGGACGCAGATACTTTTATACATTCGCCCTGGAAACACAAAGAATTTAAAAACTTATTACCACAACATGATTACATTACATATGTAGGCAGAGGCAAAGGATCACAGACGTGGCCCGAGTGTGGCTTCTATGGGTTGAATCTTAACCATCCTGTAGCACACGAATTCTTAAAAGAGTTTGAACGTATGTATGAAGATGCAGATAACGGCATGTTCACACTACCAGAGTGGCATGACAGTTATATTTTTGGAGAAGTACTTAAAAAATATAAAGAGTTTCCAAGTCACGATTACAGTGCCCAAATGTATTTGCGGGAAGCAAAGTCAGGCGGTGGTGGTCATCCATTAATTAATACCGAACTAGGTAAATGGATGGACCATATGAAAGGTGCTCGTAAAAATGCTGGTAAAAGTAAAAGTTCAGATATAATGGTTAATCGAAAAGAAAGTTATTGGACACAAAGGTAAAGTCTACGTTTACCTGCTTCATACCCGTCGAGTATTACTTCTACACTTTTAAAATGATTAGTTAGCCAAGCAACTTGGTCAGGTACCATACTGCCTTTACCGTGTGCTTCAAACACACATACTTTAGGATTAAGATGTGTAATTATTTCTCTCCATGTAGGAACCCATTTTGCTATTGCTAATGCAAATAATATATCTGTTTTAGGCAAATTATATTTTTGCCAATTGTTTAAATCTGCAACACTAAAACTAACATTGTCTATGTTATGTTCTTTTGCTAAATTGTTTGCAAAACTAATTGCATCAGGATTAATATCACAACCCCAGCCTTGTTTAATTTGATCTGCAACAGCAAACATTGTGCCACCACAATTACACCCTAAGTCTAATAAAGTTTTATCTTTAAAGTCAATCGGCATTGCTTGGATACGTTCTAATGGATCACGTGAACCTTCTGCTATTAAGTTACCTTTGTAATAAATTTTAGTATAATTATTTGTAAACTTACTGTAATGCTTGGCCATATCTTCTAATTCCTTTTTCTAGTATATCGTCTCTATACCATATACTGTTGTCGAACGTTTCGAAATACTTTGTATATCTATTTAGTATCCAGCTCCATCCGCCTCTCATTTTAAACTTTGAATATTTCTTTTCTAATTTTGTAGTTAATGTTGTTTCGTCTATTGCAACTTTTTCAAAATCTATAAAAGAAAGTTTGCCAGCTTGTAATAATATATTGCCTGGATGACAATCTAAATGTACAATGTTTTGTTCTTTACAAGCATCAATAAAAGTTGTAACTTGTTGTATTGGGTTATCTATTACAAGTTTTTTACCTTGTCTTTTTTGTACTGCTGTTAAGATAAACAAACTTGTTCCTGCATATGATGTTGTTATTGTTAAGTCTTTTTCGTTGGCATTAATTAGATTAGGAACATTATCACAAGACGCTAATCTGCGATAACACTCTACTTCATTAGACCAAAGATCCTTTGTAAGTCTACGTTTTGTAACATCATGCACCGTTATATTTTTCCCATTTAACATTCTTATTAGTAAAGTTATGTGTGTCATACAACTTAACTAATTCAGTTAATAATTTTGTATTGTTTTTAAAATTAAAATGTGTTATATAACGAGTGGCAGCCTGCCCTGCTTTTTTATGTATATCTGCTACGTCAGCAGGATGATCGTTCTTGCCTCTTATAGGACCGTTTTCGTCCCAGTCTACAATAGGTCCTTCTTCAAAACAATTATGTTTTTCCATACTTTTTGTTTGATAGTCTACTAGTCGTGTTACATATGGCGGAGGTCTTCCTCCTATGTATGTTGTACTTGGAGGATTGCCATTATAAAAACTTTGTATGCTACGACCTTTACCTTGCATGTCTACAATAGTTGCGCCTATGTCTTTAACAAACTCCATATATTTTTCAAAATGTTCGTTTGGCGTAAGATACATTTTACGCGACACATCCAGTCTATAGCCTTGCTTACCAGTCATTGCTTCGTATATCTTTTGCCAGTTATAACAATCTCTATATGTAAATGCAATAGGTGTATCAGGTAATTCTAACGTTGCTAATGCTAGTACAGGTAAGTTAATATTTGCTTGATCTTTCCAAAATTTAATATGTCTTTCATCGTTGTAAGGACACATTAATCTTACACTACGCATCCAACATGCAAGTTGTCTATCGTACTTGTAAACAAAGTTTTCTATATCGTTAAGTTTATATCCTGTATACAGTACACCATTTATGCCGTGTGCTTGTGCAGACTTAACATCACTTTTTTCATTGTCGCCGTAGTGATTTTCAATGTTATAGTTTTCAATTATACTATCCCAGATCCAACCTTTCTTTTTACCATCTGCTGAAACAACTATCTTTACATCTGCTGTTAATCCAGCATTACGTAACATTTTCATTATAAACTCTGCTGGCAAGTACATGTCACTTATCAATAGATCTCCGTCTTTAACCTTCATAATATTTTCATATATAGGAAAATTATGTTCGAATTCTACATCTAATTCTACTTGCGGATCATACTCTGTTAGTATGTCATATATTTCATTGTACGTTTTATCAGTGCATGTTTTCTTAACTTGCTTCCATGCAGATATTCGTTTGTCTTTAAAACTAGCATCACCTATACGACTACTTACTTCGTCAAAAATAGAGTGTGGATGGAAATGTAATCTTCCAATTAGTGTATCAAAGACATCCCATGAATTCATTTTTTAACAATCCGTTTAAAATGCAATCTTGGTCCTTTGTCAATTACAATCACACTATCATAAAAACTTACGCCTTGTATATCGTTAAATGGTTTTACGAACTTTTTAGGTACATGTGGCCCGTCTATAGGTCCGTGTCCTATAGCATGACTTGTATGATGATGACTTAGTACGTCTACTACATTTTTAACATAACTTGTAAAACTTTTTGGATTACCGTAGCCGCCGTCTTCTCTATTTGGATAATAACTTGTATGAGTATCCTCACACCAATAAACACCTTCGGACTTTAATAACCCGTAAAATAATTTTAGTGTTGTTATTTGATCAGGATTTTCGTGACTTCCGTCATCAATTATAATATCAAACTCTCTTATGTTGTGTGCTTTAATTTGTTTTTCAACAAACACAGGATCTGTTGCATCACCTATAGTAACATGTATATTGTTATCTACATCTTCGTGTGCTTTACACTTTGCGTCTATGTCAATACCGTGTACATATGTGCCTTCTCCAAAGTATTTTTTCCACATTTGTAAACTTCCGCCACCACGTACACCTATCTCTAGTATGCGTGGACTTTTGCCTACATACTTACTAAAATGTTTTTCATATAACGGAAAGTAGTGTTGAAACTTATCACACCGTTTTGTTAATGTAGTAAATATTTCTCTTAACATTGTTAATCCTTAAAGTAAACTTGTTTCAAATGAGCCCAACACTCACCTGATTGTACGTCCTGTTTGTTCCACATTGAATATGCAATTTTATTTTTCCAATCTTGCAAATCTATGTTATAATCTAAATCTTCTATCTGTGATAAGTCCTTGTGTGCAACAGGCCATGCCATACTGCCGCCATCTAATGCAAAAACTGGTATGCCTCTAACAACAGCTTCTACGCCACTCAAACTGTTATATGTAACAACGCAATGTGCATTTTTTAGATCTCTATCTAAACCTTCACCACCTTGTGATCCACCTCGTGTTAAGTTAGGACTCATTGATATATTTTTGAGATTTAACTCTTTCAACATCATATTGACGAATTTTGCACCTCTATCTAAGTTACGAGGGTGTGGCCTAATAACTATAGGACGATCTGTATATTGCCTAATAATTTTACATTGTTCCCCAATGTAGTCATATATACTTTTATACCCTGCTTCGTATATACTTACTAAGCTACTGTCACCTTCTTTTTGTCCCATTATTAATATATTCTCGCCTGGACTGTGCCAATCTTTAAATTTTAATCCTGTGAGGCTTTCAAATCTATTCCATCGTTCTGGTCCTACACCTTCGTTATTCCAGTTAGCATCACACCAACGATAGCTATTCCAGCCGAACCGTAGCCAGCCAGGGCATTCACGAAATGGCTCGCTTTCACTAACTATGTAAGGTTTATTTGCTTGCTGTATGTGTAGCATATACTTGCCGTGCCATTCGTGTCTACCACCGTGTAGAAACTTTGGCTTTAGCTCGTTTGTTTGATAATAAGCGTCAGCATGACGTACAGTTTTACTAAGTAGGTCATCACTTACAACATATTGGTCGCCAACTCTTTCCATACCCTTTGCCCAGTGAAAATACGGCTTTGATGCAGGAGGGGGAAACCCTACCATTGTTATCATACGTAATCTCTCATGTGAGCCCATGCCTCCCCCGAACTTAGCTCATCAAAGTTCCAATGACACATAGCAAGTTTTTCTATCCATTCTTGTCTCTCAAACGTCTGCGGAGTTTCTATTGTAGATAAGTCTGTGTTTGCAACATCATATGCTTGACTAATGCAAGGATTAGGGTCTGTAACATATGTAGGTATGCCTTCGATAGCACTTGCAACACTAGGACTACTATTGTACGTTATAGTACAATGTGCGTTGAGTAAGTCTTGTGGCAAGCTAGGTGCTGTACTTACTTGCCAATCTTTGTTTTTAAGATACTTACGTGCATGTTTATCACCAGGGTGTCCTCTAACAACAATAGGCCTGTCTGTGTGCTTCCTAACTTCTTTAATTGTATCTTTTAACCAACTAACAACATCAAGTCCGCCCATGCTCCAACCGCCGTTACGTTGTGTACATATTAGTATGTGTACACCCGATTGACGCCAATCTTTCATTTTAATACCAAGATCTTTGCGTATTTGTGTCCAACGTTTTGGATTAACTGTGTCTTGAAAGTAGTTGCCTGTTGTAGGGAATACACCGTCCATACTATATCGTAAATATTGCATGTTGTGCATTTTACCTACAGCGTAGTTAAACAGATTACTATCAGCAATGAAACTATGTTTACCTTTGTTTATGTTTTGCTCATGAGCACGTTTACGTAAAATTAAGTGCGGACTAGAAGGACTGCCTGCATGCACCCATCCTTGTATTAAATTAACATCACTGTCAATTATATTATTACCATAATGTAGTATACCTTTGTCGCCGTGCTTTTGTACGCCGTCAATGTATCTTTTTAATATATCTACCTTATGCGGGTTCTTGTGCGGGTTTGGTATACCTAACGCATATCCTACTACTGTCTTCATAATTGCTGTATCTTCTGCCAATGGTTATTGTTTGCATCTCTACATTCTTGCAATGCTTCGGGATATTCTGCAACACTGTCTAACAAGTATTCATAATTATCTTGAGGATTAATAAATGTAACTCTATGTTTAAGTGTATGGAATTTACTACTCCAAGGACCTGCTACAATTACTTTTTTACCAAGCAATGTACCCCAATATGCGCCATGATAACTGTTAGTTATAATAGTGTTTGCACTACCTAGTAGTTCAATAGTTTGCTCCATATTAGCGCCACTATTAATATATCTAGGAATAGGTTTACTTCCAAAATGCGTTGACTTTATTAATTGCTTTTTATGTTCATACCAAATAATATCATTTTTTATTCTATATGTTTTATCAAATGCTGTGTCTAAACAACTTGCACAAGGTACCCATTCGAATGGTTGACCGTAATCTCTTACACCAACTAAATCAAAATTACTTAACCAGTCTGGCCACTCAGGGCGTTTAACTCTTTTGTTAGTATCTTGGTTATGTCCTGCTCCCCATACAATACGCGGTGCTGTACTGTTGTCTAATTTATCTAAATATTCTTTTACAAGTGGTTGTAATTTACGTAAAAAGTCATCACGTGCTGTTATATTATTGTGATTTACTACATTCCAAGAGTCTTTCCAAAGAGTCATTAGTGCATTTTGATCACTATTGTTAAGAGCATACTGTAAGTCATTTCCTAAGAACTCATTTGCAATAAGCCCACCGCCGCCTGCAATTAACGGAACATCGCTTGGATAGTTTTGTGTTGCAAGATCTAATATATCTACTACTTGGTATTCGTGTTGCGGTAAGTAATACTGCAACGGGTTACTTGACATATCACCGATATTGTTTTTATCAGCTCTATGAACTACTACGTACTTAACTGCCATAAAGTTCCTCCATTATCATGTTGTGAGCTTTTCCTTTTTTCAGTTCGTCGATATGAAACTGACCATACGCTATGTGGCATGCCCAACTATATATATACTCTTTGTCGTATCGCTCTGGGTTTTCTAAATTGTACAAGAACTTATTTGCAACAGGATCAGCAGCTGTCGGTGCAAGAGTAAATGCTGGAATGCCATACAGTACACTTTCTACAGCCGCAATACTTTGATACGTTACCATTGCATATGCATTATCTAAGTCTTGATATATTGTTTTTTGCATACGTACATGTCTTGGTTGTTTTTCTCTAATAACAATAGGACGATCTGTATGCATCTTAATTTGTTCTATTGTTTCTTGTTTCCATTTTTCTGCATCTATACCATAAAACTTACAAGGCTTATCGCTGGGCATAACAAGTAAAATGTTTCTTCCGGTCTTCTTTCTTTTATCAATTTTTATTCCTAGTTTTTCCCATCTATCACTAGGACGTTCAATAATTGCGCTATGTTGTATATCGTTTTTAACTATTCGATGGAACACTTTCCAACCACCTTCATTTATAGGACTTTTGTAATTACCAAGGTAACCGCTGTCCATATAATAAAAGTCTCTTTTAGTTTCCCAACATTTGTGTATAAGTTTTCGTTTTCCTAAACTACGTATTAGTATAGGTGCTCTTTTATTTTCATGTTCGTAACTATAGTCATGTATAGGCAATCCTGCACCTTTAGCATACATGTTTATGTACTCGTCTGTTTTGTTTTTACTTAAACATATCATAAAGTTCTTGTTTCCATAATTCATTAAATTGGCAATCGCGATAGTTTTCAAACCACGGACCACCTTCGGTATAATGAATTAATTTAGGTGTTTCTATATCATCGTAGACGCCAACTAGATAATTCCAAGTATGATCTAGTTTACCAATTTCTTTATCTTCAAGCCAACCGAACCTATGAAAGTATGCGCCATTTAATTCTAAACTGTTAACTTGATCTTGGTCAACGACTCTATTACTAGGGTGGCCACAGTTCCATAACACAACACTTGACCAATTCTTGCGTGGATAGATAGTTTGCTTTTGCCCATCCATTTTTGTACCTTCTTTAGGAGCGTAGTCATGTTGTACACACATAACAGCATACTTGTCGTCTGCTTGATCAAATAGTTCTTTAATATCTGTAGTAAGGATCATATCGCAATCCATAAACAACGCCCAACCTTTAAAGTTAGTAAGCTCTGGTACTAAAAAACGTGTAAACGTAAACTCTGTACTTGCAAGTTTATCTTCAGGACGCTTGTACCATCCTGCTTGTCTTAATTCTTTTTGTACTAGTGGGCGTATATCTGCATCAGGTTGATGTTTCAATATGCTGTGCTTACACACTTGATATGCAATATCTTCTCTTGGATCGTATCCTATGAAAACTTTCATTAATCTCTTCTTTCTATATCTTCTTCAACACACTTTTCGCCAAACTGTACTTCTACAACGTGTGCTGGCACATCTTGATTATTGATTGCTTTGTGCCATATGTTACTACCAATATTATAACCATTAAGTAAAGCAGGCAACTCAAATCCTGTAACAGGCTCACCTTCTATTTGAATAGCCATAGTTACTTGACCTTGCGTAACATACCACATTTCTGATCTATGTTTGTGTCTTTGGTCACTTAAACTTTTACCAGGTAGTATTACAAGCTCTTTAACTTTGTATCCTTTTTCAGGCTGATCGTCTAATATTCTATACCAACCCCATTCTCTAATTGTTTTTGGATTTTTCCATTCGTCAAGTATCCAACTACTAGAATTCATTTTGTGTTCACCGCCAACTCCAAATGCAAACTCAACATAAGGCATTTCACCGTATGTAGCATATTCTGGAGTTGTTGTATTTGTTCTATCTCCGCCATTAGCAAAGACAACTTTTGTTCCACTGCCGTGTGTACTAAGGAGTTGGAATATTGCGTGGCATGCACTATCATCGTCATCGTTAAATCCAATAACTTTATCAACAACAGATAGTTCTTTTATAATAGCACACCGTTCTTCAAAAGGCATAAAAGGTCTGCCTTTCTTTCTAGTGAGCCAATCGTCTGAATTAACACCAACAACTAGTTTGGTGCCAAGTTTTTTTGCTTCTTTAAAATAGGCTATGTGCCCAGAGTGTAGCGGGTCAAAGCCACCTGTGACTAGTACAATACGTTTCATATAGATATTTATGTACGTACATTACTCAGTGCTATATAATTAGATTCGTAGCCTTTTGGATCTTCGTAACGCCTTGCATCAGCTGTACGATACACAAATTCATCTTTTGTTAACTCATTTAAATGCTTGTCGTGTACTGTAAAACCGTAGTTACGTAATTGATTATACACTTGGTCAGTACCGTAATTGTAATCCTTTGTGTGTATTTCGTTGCACTCAAAGTAAATTACTTTTGCTGATTTTAATGTAAATGATGCACCTTGTAATGCTAGTAGCTCTGCGCCTTCTACATCTAACTTTACAAAGTACGGTGTTAATTGAAAACTATCTAGTGTCTTGCTAGGTAATTTTAAAGTCTCAAAATTTTCCATATAGGAATGTTTTTTTAACCCACTCCAACCTAGTCTGTCTGTATCTTTGTAGAAAGTTGTTACGTTACAATTATTGCTTATAACAAAATTGTGTGTTGTAACATTTTCGTGTTTCCTAAATCTATTTGCACATCTTTCATGTTGCTCTGGCAATGCCTCAAAACAATGAAATGTAGCATTAGGAAATTCTGTTACAAACGATTTACACCATTTGCCCGTACGAGCGCCAACATCTAACATTGTCATGTTATCTGGTGCTGTGTCGCAAATGTATTCGTAAATTAATTTATCGTCGTCTTTTTTAAAGGCTGGCATCTTATAAACTTTTCCAATTAGATTTTTTTACTTTTGGTCTACTGTCGCCAGTGTACCATAAATTACCATACACTTGTGTACGCTGAAGTTTAGTATGGTCGTACTCTAACTTTACAGCATGTAACGTATTATAGTCTGGTGCAAACATTGTAATAGAATTGTTTTTACTATGTTCATAATTTGTAGTTGCCCAATCCCAAGGTACCCAACAAGTATCTTGGTCTTGTTTATCACGCCATTGTTCAGCGATCCACTTTTTGTCATCATTAAATGTCATAAAGTGTGTGTGCAACCCTAAGTGCTCTGCTTCAGGAGCAGTATTAATATTGATCATATATGTAGCACATTTACGTCTAATATCCGGGTGTGGACTTATTTCATAACCTGATACATATTTTTGTATTGCAGTATCTACACTTGTTTCGCCTGTCTTTTTAAATTTTTTCTTAATACATTTGTGCCAAGAATCGCTGTTAAAAAATGCAACAAGCTCTTCTAAAATACTATCTTGATAATGCTTCAGTCTAAACGCTATCCCGTATCCTTCTAACAGATCTTGGTTTGCTACACCTTTACCTTTGTTTCGATTATTATACCATTCTAAATAAGACTGTACACTTGTAGTACACCCCGGAAATGGTTGCGGCTTGTATTTGTATGTAGTTGCAAGCTCTGAACACATATGCTCAGAACTATCAAACTGAGGTACATTGATCTGTTTACATGCTGTTATACGTTCGAAATGATCTTGTGTAAAAAAGTCTTCTACATAGATAAATCTAAATGGTTCCCTAGTAAAATCAGTATCATAAATCTTGTCTATTAAGTATTTAAAATTTTCCACGGCTTATAGACTAGCGTCTTCCATGCCTGCAACTCTAAGTTTAACTACGTTTGTAATTTGCCATTGCTTCTGATCAAGTGCTTTAAGTACACCTAACCATTTGTTACGCATTAGTGCAAATTCATTAATAATCTTTTCATAGTCAACAACATCTGCTTCGCCATCTACATATTTTTCTACGTCACGACTAGACAAAGCTCGTTGATAATTTTCTAGATATTTTTTGAAATAAGAGCTACGCAATCTGCGTAGCTCTATGTTCAAGTAGAATAGGATCGCTTCAATCTCTTGTAGCTGATTAAAGCGATGTTCAACAATGCCCGGCATAGATGCAGCAGCCTTTTCAACGTTGCCTACTAGCTTACATTCTTTTTTAGCGTCAACTAGTTCGTCTTCAAAAAATGCTACAGCATCAGGTATTTTGCCAACGTCTCTGGATACTTCACTATACCAACCCATTCTTAACCCCACTCTTCTTCTTCGTCTTGCTCTACATCATCTATTTCTAAGTAGTAGCCGATTGCTTCATCAAGATGTGAATCGTTACCAAGTAATTCTTTCATCTGTTGATCATCTAAGCCATAGTCAGCAAGATGATCAACAAACTTTTCAGCAACTAATTCTACTTGTTTTTTATCAACATACTCTTTGAATAAATTCCAAACGTCAATCGCTTGTTCCAAATCCATAATTACTCCTCTGTTACAGCTTCTTCTATTAGTTCGTCTGCTTCAGAGGTATTTACCACAGTTGACTCTTTTACAGCCCAATCAGACATTACTTTGTCTAATAGTTCGCCGGTCCAGTTTTTGCGGTATTCTAGGATCTCTTCTCCATCCATAGTAACATACTTTAGTCTGTTACCTTGTTTCTCGATGACACCTTTTGCTTCAAAAAGTTCTACAATGCCACTGTAAGGATTCATTCCTGTTTCATAAGGAATCTTTACTTGTACACCTTCAAACGGTTTTGCATAACGTGTTTTCATTACTTTACAGCCAGCACGGATACCCATAACTTGACTGATCTTATTACCGTCTGCATCTTCTTTGAGCTTCATCTTCTTCATTGCTACAACAATACTAGAAGCGTATATAAAGCCCTGTCCGCCACTTATTTTATCATCTGGGTCAAACATATCCTGAGATGCATAAGTGTGGTTAGTACAAACTAATCCTACGTTATGTGCGCCAATCATGTTAACAGTATTACGTACAAGTGATGTTAGTGCTTTAGGCTTACGACCCATATCACCTTTCATATCACCCTTGTTAAACTGATCAACATCTGTTGGTGTTAGTAGCATACCTAGTGAATCAATTACAAACAATACTTTAGGACGATCTTCTTCATCCATTGCTTTGTAATCAGTCATAAACGTACTAATAGTTTTTGCAACATCGTCAATCATACTCATGCTTAACTTGAGTAGTTTTGATTCATCACAGTCAACGCCTAGTGCTTCTAACCATGCTTGGTCAAGTGCATTTTCTGAGTCAATTAAAACTACATAGATGCCTTGTTCTTGTGCGTGTCTTACAATATTACCTGCTGCAAAATAACTTTTACCTGCACCAGATTCGCCTGCAAACACTGTTACCTTACCTAGCGGAACGCCTCTATTAAAGTCGCCACTAATAAGATAGTTAAGTGCATAAGAGCCTGTGCTTACCCAATCTGTAGGATCGTTAAAGCCACTGCTCATGCCTTGTATAGACTTTGTTAAGTCTTTTCTAAATTTACTTACGTCAAATGATTTAGCCATTTTATCTCCTATATGAAAGTTTGCTTCTACTAGCGTTTGGAACTTTGACAGGTAAACCGTGAATCTCCGTTCTCGATTTAACTAGTAGAAGCATAAAGTATTATTGACTCTGTCTGTTTCGAATCATTGCAAGTATGTCACTTGCGTTACCTTCAGGTGCAGGAGTTGCTTCTGCAGCTGGTGCTGCTTCTGCTACTGGTTCAGGTGCCGGTGCCGCTTCAGCTACTGGCGCTGATGAACGAGATGTTGCTGTTGCATTCGCACTTGCCGCTACTTGCGGATCGCCTGTACGTGCTTGCATACCTGCAGGACGGAAGTATTGACTCCAACGTTCTGCGTCATACGCTTCGCCGTCTACAGATGCTTCAAACATCTCTTGCATAACTTTAACAGCTGTCTCATCTGGCTTCTTAGGTAAGAAGTCACTTAGATTAAACAAGCCATGTGTGTTAACAGCATTCATTTCAGCATCGCCTAATGGACGATCTCTACGAGCCCATGTTGACGTGGAATAATCTGCGTAACCACCTTTGCTAGTTTTGTTAAGACGGAAGTCTACACCTGCTGTGTAATCTGTTGGCAATTCTTCCATGTCTGGATCCATCAATGCTTGTTTGATGATTTGGAAAATTTGCGGACCAATAATAAAACGTCTGATTGGATTCTCAGGTGCTTCGTCATCGGAGATTGGGTTGTCAGTTACAAAGCCTTGGAATACGTATGAACGCTTTTTCCAATACTTACGACCCATGTCTTCTAGACTTGAATCTTTAAACCAACCACGTACTTCGTTAAGAATAGTACATGTTTCACCGTACATTTCCATACATGGAATTTGTACTTGCACAGGACGTGAGTCTGTTTCGCCTTTTACACCAGCGAATGGAAGTTTGATCATCAAACGTTCTGCCCAGAAAAATGTGTTATCTGGGTTACCGTCAGGAAGGAAACGTAGAGTTGAACTCTCGCCTTCTTTCATATTCCAAAATGGGTAAATTGGGTTGGGACCTTGTGGTCCTCTGTTTCCGCCAGTATTGGCTTCTTGTTGTTTGAGCTTCGCTCGGATTTCTGCTAATGATGCCATAATTTATGCCTCCTATAATGCCTTTATGGTTATTTTATGTGCCTAAAAAGTATAACACATGTATACATGTTACACTCATATATTTATAAAGTCAAGCGTTTTCTTGCCTTTATTTTGAAATAATTAACGGATTCCCGCTAATTCTCTCATTCGATCATACTCTGAGTCTGTTTCCATTTGTTGAGGGTTAGCTCTCATTTGAAACTCTTCAAAAGTTTGATTGATCTTTTCGATGAAAGTTTTTGCTGGTTCAATAAACTCTTCACCATAATCTTTTTCTATCATAGTTAGTACAGCCGTTTCGCCTTTAGGGAAAGTTCCGTTTTCTCTATCATAGTATGAAAGGATAAACTCGCCTAATGGTGTCTTTTCGTCCTTTTCAATTGTAATCTCGTCGCCGTCTGGTCCGTCAACCTTGTCGCCTTTTTTCTTGCCATTCATTTTGGCTTTCTTTACAGCGTGTGCGTATGCATTGCCTTCGTCCATATTATCGACTATTTCTTCAATCACGCCTTGGATAATATCATCTCTATCGTCGTCAGCATGTAATCCGTGTTCCATACCGTATTCGGTAATTTCTTGATCAAGCTCTTGATCGCTCATGCCCATTGCTTTTGCTAGTGCTTCTTCGCCGCCTCTTTCATATGCTGACATAAATTCGTCTGCCATTGCATCTGCTTTGCTTGGCTCTGAACTTGGATCAAAACTTTCATCTGCAACATGTACTGATACCATATCGTCACCGTTGCGTAGTCCGCCTTTTTTAACTTTTACGTGTTCTTTGCCGTACTTTGCTACAGCTTCTTCTGGTGACATACTAGTTTGCTTCCACTTCATTTCACCTTCAGCAAACTGACCCATCATTTCTTCAAATGCTGATTCAATTTCCATTTCTTCTGGAATCTTTTCACAATCATTTACACGCTTGCCTTTATTTTTACCTGTGCCGGGTTTAGTACCGACTTTTCTGTGACCGGGCCAGCAATCTTTTGGTCCTGCTACTTCATCTAATTCGTCTGGTCCTACTTCGTCAGCTTTACTTGCTTCACTAACTAACTTATAAATGTACGGGAATACATCTGACAATTCTTCGTTAAACTGTCTAATAGTTAATTGATCAATCCAATTTTCAGCAACGTCACTTGGAACATCTTCCATTACTGCTGGAGCAAATGCTTCAAATGTTTCTTTGTAATATGATGGGCGTTGTAGTGACTCTAGTGTTTTCTTAACTGTGGCGATACGTTCTTTAACTACGTCTACATACTCTGCTAGGCTTTCTGCCATTACTGCTGAACGACCCATGTAAGTTTTAAACTTACGTAGTTTGTTCATTTCTTCTGACATACTTACAATATGCTTACCAAAATCATCGTAAGCATTACCACCTTCTGCAACGTGTCGAGCCATTGCTCTTGCACCAGTTATGTGCTTGTATGGATATTTAAATCTTTCACCTTCTGCACTTTCAATATACAAAGAGCCAACTTTCTTTGCTCTGCCACCGGCTGCTTCTTGATCAATACCTTCGGTGTGTTTAATCATTAAACGTGCTCCATCAAAGTCTTGATAACTTATTTTTGATGTGCCATACATTTTAGATTCTGTCATTGTTCCATCCCCGTCACGGTTTTTCGCTAAAAATTTGTAGTCTCTACTATTTAAATTCGATTTAGTAATATCTCTTGTGTCGAATGTCAGTGCTCTTTTTCTTGCAAACATTCTTAATTCTTTTAAAAAATCATACCAGTTGTTTTTTGTTAACTCGGTTTCGTTAGATACCAAACTTTCGCCATATACAACTGCTACATTTTTATCATCTAGACTAATACTTATCTTTCCAACTGGTCGACCTTCATTCATAAAATCAAAATCAAAATAACGAGCTTGTTTTGGTTCGTTAGTTACATTCCCTTCGGCATCGCCAATAGTTACACTCGGAAAGCGACCTCTTATTTTATTGAACAATTCGTTTGCTATTAAGTCTAAATTCTGCATAAATGTATTTATCAATAGTTGCTGCTAATGAAGATAGGCATTGGAGCCTCGTAATCTTCAAACTCTTCAGTTTGATTAAAGGTATTATATACTCTGGGATCCCAGTCTTTTAATACTTCCATCATTCTTAGTGCAAGTAATGTGG